AACCCAGGACCTGAGCAGGTCATAAAACGGCTACAACGCGGCCTGATGGCCACAAGGAGGGCATTGAAATGCCAGATGACGATGACAAGACCTTAACCCCAGACACCACAGGAAAGACCTTCTCCGAGGACTACGTCAAAGCAATCCGAGAGGAGGCAAAAGAAAACCGCCTGGCGCGCAAGGCTGCAGAGGCCGACGCGCTCGCGGTCAAGGCTAAGTTTAAGGACCTGCTCGGTTTGAAAGCCGAGGAGGACATCGACGACGCCAAGATCGCGGGATACAAGACCGCGCAGGAGCGGGCACAAACGGCAGCGTTACAACAGGCCAATGCCAGGCTGCTCACAGCTGAAATAAAGAGCCTCGAGGGCTACGACAAGAAGCTGGTGGAGCGCCTACTGGACCGGACCAAGGTGAAGATCGCCGAGGACGGAACGGTCACCGGGCTCAAAGAGGCCGTCGAAGCACTAGCCGCAGAATTCCCGCTTATCAAGATCCAGGCAGCCGCCCCGGGCGCGGCCAACCCGCCCGGAGCAGGTATCATGTCCGACCTCGAAACCCTCAAAGCCGCGTATAACGCGGCAGAGACCCGGAAAGACGTGGTCGCCATGAACAGCATCATGACCCAGATCAAGGCTTTAAAAAAATAACAGCAGGAGGAAACAAACATGGCATATTCGGACCGCGACGATCTCAACTACCTCGGCCAGCTTTACCTGGTCGGCGCCAACCAGTCTCCGTTTTTGAACATGATCGGCGGACTCAGCGGAGGCGGCAAGGTCTCCAACTCTTTCAATTTCCCGGTCGCGCAGCCCTGGGCGCTGCTCGCCGCAGCGCAGCGCGTCACGTCTGAGGCCCTGGCCGCAGCCGCAGGCACCCCGCAGACCTACGCCCGGTCGCAGCAGTACAACACCGTCCAGATCATGAAATACGACTACGCGTCGACGTTCGCCAAGCAGAGCACTGCCGGCGAGATCGCGGGCCTGTCGATCGAGGGCACCAACCCGGTCCGCGACCAGTTTGCTTTTCAAAAGGCCGCCGCCATGAAGCAGATGGCCGTTGACCTGGACTTCTCGTTCATGCAGGGCACCTACGCCGCCAACACCGGCCCCGCAGCCCTGGGCGCCACCAGGGGCCTCCTGGAGGCCATCAGCACCAACAACGTCGCCGGAGGCGCCGCACAGCTGACCAAGGCCATGATCAACGAGCTGCTGCGCGAGATGGCCACCAACGGCGCGCAGTTTACCAACATGGTAATGTTCTGCGGCGCGTACCAGAAGCAAAAGGTCTCGGACCTGTACGGCTACGCACCGATGGACCGCAACGTCGGCGGCCAGAACATCAAGCAGATCGAGACCGACTTCGCCCAGATCGGCGTGGTCTGGACCCCGCACATCCCGGCCGCGTCCATCGCGATCGTCGACATGAGCGTATGCTATCCCGTGTTCGTCAAGTACAACGGGCAGATCATCGCCGACGTCCCGACCGCCCAGGTCGCTGCCCAGGAGGGCGGGTTCCTGTACACCCAGGTCGGGCTCGACTACGGCCCCGAGGAGTACCACGGCGAGATCGTCAACCTGGCCGTCGCGTAAGCAACGGCACACATATCGAGGAACGAACGCAGGGCCGGGGGCAACCCCGGCCCGGCTACTCGAAAGGAGTAACACATCATGGCTGGAGCAATTAACATCGACTACACCAAAGTCCACGGCCCGCAGATGCGGGATTTCGTCCAGAACGACCTGGTCGCGCCGCTGTTCAACACGGCCACCGGGCACGACCACGACGGCGTAAACAGCCCCACGCTCAACCCGGCTGCGGTCATTGCAGGCGACAGCGTCGGGACCGGCGCCATCCAGGGCCAGGCGGTCACGACCAATAAGATCGCCGACCTGAACGTCACGACCGGCAAGATCGCAGCAGACGCCATCACCGGCGCCCAGATCGCGGACAACGCGGTCGACAGCGAGCACATTGTCGCCGGCGCCATCGACACGGCGCACATCGGCAACCTGCAGGTCACGGCAGCCCAGATCGCGGCCGATGCCGTTATAACCGCCAAGATCCTGGACAAGAACGTGACCGCAGCCAAGCTCGCGGACAACACGATCACGGCCAGCCAGATCGCGGCCAACGCGGTCGTCACGGCCGGGATTTTGAACCTGAACGTCACAACCGCCAAGCTCGCAGCGGACGCCGTCGACGGGACCAAGATCGCCGACGACGCCATCGACAGCGAGCACTACGCTGCCGGGTCTATCGACAGCGAACACTTCGCAGCTGGCGCGGTCGACGCGACCGCCCTGGGCAGCAACGCCGTCACCACGGTCAAGATCCTCAACGCCAACGTAACGGCGGCCAAGATGGCCACGGACTCGGTCGCAACGGCGAACATCATCAACCTGAACGTCACAGCCGGCAAGCTGGCGTCGGACGCCGTCGAGACGCTCAAGATCAAGGACGCGAACGTTACCAGCCCCAAGCTGGCGCTGAACGCCCAGCCGCTGACCACGATCATCGCCGACCCCGGCGACGGGCTGGCGATCCCGGTTACCAGCACCGGCCATGTGCCGATCGTACAGACCGGCGCAGCCGAGACCCGCACCCTGGCGGACCCGACATTCACCGGCCAGCAGCTGCTGATCGATTCCAAAACCTACGCGGCCGACACCGTCATCGCGGTCGCGACAGCGTTTAACGGCACCGGCAACAACCGCATCACGCTCAACGCAGCCGGGGACTTCTGTCTGCTGGTCGCGGTCGAGCTCAACGCAGGCAAGGTCTGGCGCGTAGTCGCCTACGACGGCGCCACATTCAGCACCGTTTAAGTTTGAGGGCCGGGGCGGTGGGCGCTAAGCCTGCCGCCCAGGATCCCAGAGAGGAGCTATAACGCATGAGCCAAGCGAGAACAACCGAGATCCTGGAGCTCGGTCACGAGGGCAATTTTACCAAGGGCCTGCGCGTGATCAACACGGACCACGCGTACATCCACGCCGGCATCGGTTTCAAGGGGCACCTGGACCTGGGAAACATTGCGGCCGCGCAGAGCGAGAGCTACTCGTTCAAGACCCCGGCCGGGAAGTACATCCACCTGAAGAACCTGGTCCTGGCGGCGTCGGCGGCCAGCGTCAAGCTAGAGCTGTTCCGGGGCACGGTCGCGGCACCGCTGACGATCAACAGCCCAGGCGGGGCTGCCACAGAGTGGACCGGACCGCACAACGCCAACGATAACAGCGCCACCACCTCGGGCGTCACGGTCGCCAAAACCCCGACATACACGGCAGCACAGACTGGCGCGCTGTGGGACTTCATCATCGTCAGCGGCGCAGCGACGAACCAGTTTCAGAGCATCAGCGAGGTCCGCATGTCGGACAATTTCGAGCTGGTACTCAAACCGAACACGTACTACGTCCTCAAGTTTACGAACCTATCCGGGGCCGACGCGGCCGTGGACGTCAACCTGGGGCTGTTCTTCTATGAGGAGGGCGCGGGCTGACGCCCGGAGAGGAGAGAAGCATGGCCCTGACAGTCGGAGTCGACACCTACATCAGCCGGGCGGACGCGGAGGCGTACATTAAAGCGCACTACACGTCCACCGACCCGGCAGCGATCGCCTGGATGCAGGCCAGCGAGCCGGACTGCGAGATCCTGCTGCGCCGCGCAGCCCGGACAATCGACCGGCAGCCGCTGCAGGGTTTCAAAGCCAGCGACACCCAGGTGATGGAATTCCCGCGCGCGCTGTACACAGAGCCCGCCCCGGACGCCCAGGACGCCCTGCACCCGCTACTGCGGACCCAGGACGGCTGGTACATTCAGACAGCGGTCCCGGCCGCCGTGGGCCACGCCCAGGCCGAGATCGTCATGAGCCTGCTGCAGGGGCCGTCGGAGCGCGCAACGCTGCAGCGCGAGGGCGTGAAGTCGTTTACCATCGGGCACCTTTCCGAGACGTACACGGGCACACAGAGCGCCCTGGACAGCTACGAGGCGAGGCAGCTGCTGGCGCCATATACCGGAGGGGGACTCCGTATATGCTGAACGCCTACGCGAACCAGGACCTGACCCGGCAGACCGCCTCGACAACGAACGAGTACAACGAGCCCACGCGAGTCACGACGACAATCAAGGGGCGCAAGGAGACCGGGTTCAAGCAGGTCCGCAACGCCCAGGGGGCCATCGTAGTATCGACCGCCGTTATCTTCACGCAGACGGCAATCCAGCAAGGGGACCTCATCGACGGGTCGCGGGTGATCGCCGTCAACGCGGCGGTCGATCTTCGCGGTGCCGTCCGGTTCTACGAGGCGTATCTGGAATGAAAGCGAGCTACATCAAGACCGGCAAGATCACCCTGGAGGGCCTACCCCAGCTCAAGCTGGTGATAGACGGGATGCCGGACGCAGCAGCAAGCGCAGCCGAAAAGGCGCTGACCAAGGTCTGCCTGGACCTCCAGGGCAAGGCGCAGCTTTTGGCCCCGGTCGAGACCGGCGACCTGCGGGGCGCCGCCTACGCGGAGGTTCACGGCATGGACGGCGAGGTGGGCTTTGCTTTGCCCTACGCGCTGGCGCAGCACGAGGGCCTGACTTTCAAACACCCCAAGGGCGGACAAGCCAGATACCTG